GTTGATGCAAGAAACGTTCCTTATGGAAATATAGAGTATCCTGCAAATTCTCTTGAAGTTGAATACGCAAAAGATATTTCACTTGCAAAGAAAGCACAACTTGAAGCAGAGCAAGAAGCCTCAGAAGTTGTACAAGAAAACAATAAACTTACAAAAGAAAATAAAATATTAGCAAGAAAACTTGATTCAGTTCAAAACAAACTTGCTAAAATTTCTGAAATTGCAGAAGCACTCGCAAACAGAGTTGAAGAGTATGAATCAGCAGTTTCAACACTTAAAGAAAGGCTTGATACAATAACAGTATCAAATGCCAAACTTTTATACAAAAACAAAGTATTGAATAGTAACTCCTTGAATGAGCGACAAAAATCTAAGATTGTCGAAGCACTATCCAATGCAGAATCAGCAGATGAAGCAAAAACAATCTATCAAACACTTCAAAGCACTGTGTCGAGTGACAACAAAGTTGCTGCTCCAAAATCACTTAGCGAAGCAATAAATAGAACTTCATCAATCATCATGCAAACCAGACAAAACGATGCACCACCTCCAGTAATTGAGAGAATGCAAAGATTAGCTGGTATTAAAAATAAATAATATTTAAGGAGTTATTACTATGTCTATTATTGAAAAATTGACAGAGGGTATGGTACAAAGAGATCTTCAAGCAGAAGGCTCAGCCCTCTTAAGCAAATGGGAAAGAACTGGTCTTCTTGAAGGTCTTTCCTCAGAAAGAACAAAACACACAATGGCTAGACTTCTTGAGAATCAAGCTAAAGAGCTTCTTCGCGAGTCTACATCAATGGCCGCTGGCGACGTAGAAGGTTTTGCTGCTGTAGCATTCCCAATCGTTCGTAGAGTATTTGCTGGTCTTATCGCCAACGACCTCGTATCAGTACAACCAATGAGCCTTCCATCTGGCCTCATCTTCTTCCTTGATTTCCAAATCTCTTCAACAGCAGGTTCTGGTCCAAGATTAGGATATTCTGCAAATGATTCAGTTTATGGTCAAGGTGTAGTTGGTCAACAAATCACAGGCGGTGTTTCACTTACTGGTGTAAATGCTGAGAAAGGTTTCTACAATTTAAACAATGGTTACACCTCACCAACTGGTTCTAACCCTGGTATGACAATAACTGTAGTTGCTTCTGGTACATTTGGTGCTGGAGCAATAACAGGTCTTGATGAATTCTGTCGTTACGATGCAGATTTAGTATATGGTTCTACAAGAGTTCTTATAGCTTCAGTTGTTACTGACACAGAGTTTATCCAACTAAACAAGAGAAATCTAGTTGCAATAGTAGCCGACTCTACTTCAAAATTGAGTGGTAGTCAAGTTAGAAGACTTACACAATTTGGTAATGGTATAACTGTTGGCTCTACAGCTACAACAGCAACAGACGGAAAGACATACTTAGTATTTACTGCTGCCGCTAACACTGATGCCGCTCTTAATACTCTTAATAGTTCAGTAACATCTGAAGCTGCAAACGTTGTCGCTAAATTCCCAATAACTGACAACTTTGGTGGTACTGCAACTGCTGGTTCAACAAATGCTCTTGGTACAGTTGTAGCAACTGGTACATGGGGTCTTGAAGGACAAACTGACATTCCAGAAATTGATATCAAAGTCGATTCAGTATCAATCACTGCTGTCACCAAGAAAATGAAAGCAAAATGGACACCAGAACTTGGTCAAGACCTTAATGCTTATCACAATCTTGATGCAGAAGTTGAGCTTACCTCAATTCTTTCAGAACAAATTGGTCTTGAAATTGACCGTGAAATTCTTGAAGATCTTATCAAAGGTGCAACCGCTGGTACATTCTATTGGTCAAGATCCCCAGGTCTTTTCGTCAATAGAACAACTGGTGCAGAGATTGGAGCATCAGCAAAAGCTCCAGACTTCACAGGTACTGTCTCAGCATGGTACGAACCCCTTATTGAGACAATCAATGATGTATCAGCTCAAATCCACAGAAAGACTCTCCGTGGTGGTGCCAACTTCATCGTATGTGGTCCAGAAACCGCAAACATTCTTGAGTTCACATCTGGCTTCAGAGCTAAAGTAACTCACGAAGACGAGAAGGGTGAAATTGGAGCAGTCAACGTTGGTTCAATCTCCAAGAAGTTTGACATTTACGTTGATCCATACTTCCTTCGTAACGTAATCCTCGTCGGTCGTAAAGGTTCCAGCTTCCTTGAATCTGGTTACGTCTATGCTCCATACGTACCACTACAAGTCACTCCTACCATCTTTGGTACTGAGGACTTTGTTCCACGTAAAGGCGTCATGACCCGTTACGCTAAGAAAATGGTTAAACCAGACCTTTACGGCTTGGTCATTATCCGTGGCCTCCTTGGCGAATCTGGCGGCGCTTGATAAAGCAGCCTAACTAGGCAAAGAATCCCCCCTCTCCGAAAGGTTTGGGGGGTTTTTTTTATTTACAACTATTTAAAGTATTGAGGAGTATTTTTTGAATGGCAGTTCCAACCCTAACTCCTGCATCTACATTAAGCGCAGTTGTCTTACCATCAAGCGGAAATCCTGCTGATGTTTCTTTATCCTTACCTTTAGGAATTTATTCATCAAATACTAACTTTCTTTCTGGTGCAGCAGACCAAGTTGCTTTTGTTTATAAAAGACTTGGTGGTGATGTATTAGATATTGAATTAACAACAGGAAATGTATATGCAGCTTATGAAGAAGCAGTATTAGAATATTCTTATCTTGTGAATCTTCATCAATCAATCAACTCTCTTCCTACTATGTTGGGAGCAGCTACTGGTTCATTTAATCAAGATGGTGAATTTATTTCTGGATCTGCCTTAGCTGGTCAAAGTCCACAATTAGCTTATCCAAAATATAACCTTCATTATGCTTCAAGATATGGCGATGCATTTTCTACAGAGGCTGGTATTGGTGGAATAGAACCAATCTATTCAGCTTCAGTACCTATTGTGCCGTTTGTACAAGATTATGATTTGCAAGCAATAATTGAATCTTCTTCTTTAAGTAATTATGATCCTATTACTGGTGGTCCAGTTCCATACTCTGGTTCTGTTGGAAATAAAAGAGTAATAATTAGAAAAGTATTTTATAAAACTCCAAACTCAATGTGGAGATTCTTTGGATATTATGGTGGGTTAAATGCTATTGGTAATCTTTCATCTTATGGTCAATATGCAGATGATAGCACATTTGAAGTAATCCCAACATGGCACAACAAACTTCAAGCTATGGCATATGAAACAGCTATTTATACAAGAAACTCTCACTTTTCTTATGAGATTAAAAACAATAAAATAAGATTTTTTCCACAACCAACAGATATAGGTATTACAAATTATTGGGTTGAATTTTCAATTACAAACCAATCTAATCCTTGGGAAACAACATCTGGCTCTGCTGATGATACCGTTGGAGGCGTAAATAATATGAATACTCTTCCATTTGCTAATATACCTTATAATAATATAAATTCAATTGGTAAACAATGGATTAGAAGATATGCTCTTGCAATTTGCAAAGAGATGCTTGGACATATTAGATCTAAATTTAGTACAATTCCAATTCCTGGCGAAAGTGTAACTTTAAATGGTGCTGCTTTAATGTCAGAAGGAAAGGAAGAAAGAAAAGAGTTAAAGGAAGAACTTAATAAGATTCTTGAACAAATCACTTATCATAAACTTGCTGAGTCTGAAGCTAAAATGGCTGATGATATGCAAAAGGTTAGTCAAAAAATTCCTATCCTCATTTATACAGGTTGATAAATAAATAATGTCAAATATTTTAAAAGAAATAGAATTCCAACCATCAACAATAGAAACAATAGATTTTGCTGTATTTGAATGGTTAAATGAGAAGATGAATATTCATTCTACAACCAATGAAGGATGGAGAAAAGTCCCAGTTATTTGGACTTCAGCAGAAAGAGCACATCAAATAAAGAATGACCAAGATATTCGCGATTCTTCTGGTATGTTGAAGTATCCAATTATAACATTGGAAAGAACAACTATAAATAAAGACCCACAGAAAAAAGGTTCAGTACCAGCAAACATAAGAGATATAAATGATGAAAAAGGTGGCACTATTACAATAGCAAGAAGAATACAACAAGATAAAACTTCTAATTTTCAAAATGCTGATTTAAATAAGTTACTTGGTGCTAATCAAAATATTAAAAGAGGAAACTCAAGAACTTTACAGAATAAAGCTGGTTTATATGAATTAAGAGATCAAAGATCTTTATCTAATAAAAAAGTTGTTTATGAAACTGTAACAATACCAATCCCTGTCCATGTAACTGTTATGTATAATATTTTTATTAAAACAGAATATGTACAACAAATGAACGAGATAATAACTCCATTTTTTACTAAAAATGGTAACACAAGATCAATAATATTAAATAAAGATAATCATAGATTTGAAGCATTTATGAATGGAGATTTTACACAAGAAAATAACTATTCATCTTTAAATGAAGAAAGAAAAGTTTATGGTTCTAAAATAAGTTTAGAGGTTCTTGGAAAACTAATCGGATCTGATGTTAATCAAGATAGACCAAAAATTGTTATAAGAGAAAATGCAGTTGAGTTTAAATTTCCAAGAGAAAGTGTAGTATTTGGCGATCAAATTGAAGGATTAGATATAAATAAAAATAAACGTAAATTAGTAGAATAGTGCTTTTACAATATAATATTACTATTTATTTATGATTATAATAAAATACAGGGAGTGATTAACAATGTCAGTATCAAAATTTAAGTTTGTATCACCTGGCGTTTTCGTAAAAGAATTCGACAATTCACAAATTGCTGCTGGTGCCGTAGGCGTAGGACCAACCATAATTGGCCGTCTTGAAAGAGGACCAGCAATGCGACCAGTTCGCCTAGGCTCAATGTCAGACTTTGTTGAAATATTCGGCAACCCAGTAGCTGGTAGAGTTTCAAATGATTGTTGGAGAGATGGCAATTACGCTGCTCCAACTTACGCTGCTTATGCAATACAAGCTTGGTTAAGAAATACTCCATCTGTAAACGTCATAAGACTTCTTGGAACTGAACACACCAACGCCACAGATGATACTGGCAAAGCAGGTTGGAAAATAAATAATCCAACTACTACTGGTAATGCTGGTGGTGCATATGGTTTGTTTCTTGTAAACTCTGGTTCAACAAATCTTACTGGCACATTAGCAGCAGTATGGTACTTAACAACTGGTTCTATTGCACTTACTGGTACATTAGCAGCAGGTACTGAAGTTTTCCAAGGCTCAAATACACTATTCAAGAGTGATGGAG